TTATTTCGTTATGTGGCGCATTGTTGGGAATAATAGTACATCACGAATTGATGGTGAGTTTGTAAGAAGCATGATTAGACGGTCAATACCAATACCTAATCCACCTGTTGGCGGCATACCGAATTCTAAAGCTTCAATAAAGTCATTATCCATTTCGTGTGCTTCGTCATTGCCCGCTTCTTTCTCAGCTAGTTGCGCTTCAAAGCGTTCACGTTGATCGATTGGATCATTAAGCTCTGTGAATGCATTCGCATGCTCACGACGTACGATAAACAGCTCAAAACGATCTGTGAAACGCTCGTCCTCTGGATTTTTCTTCGCTAAAGGAGAGATTTCTACAGGATGACCGAATACAAAAGTTGGCTGCACTAGTGTTTCTTCTACTTTTTGCTCGAAGAATTCATTAATAATATGACCGACTTCATGGGCAGCTTTGACTTCTACCCCGTGTTCTTTTGCAAGTGCTTGCGCTTGTTCCTTCGTCATTGGCTGCCAGAAATCAACGCCTGTAGCTTCTTTAACCGCATCTACCATATGAACACGTCTCCAACCTACAGCAAGGTTGATTTCATCTTCACCGTATTGCACGGATGTTGTGCCAAGAACTTCTTGTGCTACGTGGGCAATTAAGTTTTCTGTTAATGACATGATATCTTTGTAGTCTGCATATGCTTCGTACAGTTCAATCATTGTGAACTCCGGATTGTGACGAGTTGAGATACCTTCGTTACGGAATACACGGCCAATCTCATAAACTTTTTCAAGTCCACCCACGATTAAACGTTTTAAGTGCAACTCAATAGCAATACGCATGTATAATTCCATATCAAGTGCATTATGGTGAGTAATAAACGGACGAGCCGCTGCACCACCAGCAATTGTATGAAGCATTGGTGTTTCTACTTCTAAGTAGCCTGCATTATCTAAATAGTTACGAATTGCGCGGATAATTTTAGAACGCGTAATAAATGTTTTTTTGCTATCTTCGTTTGTCATTAAATCTAAATAACGTTGACGGTATCGTTGTTCTACATCTTGTAAGCCATGGAATTTTTCAGGCATAGGACGTAGCGCTTTTGTTAGGAACGTAAATCCTTCAGCCTTCACTGAAAGTTCTCCCACTTGCGTACGGAATACGTTACCACGTACACCTACGATATCACCAAGGTCAGCTTGTTTAAATAAGTCATAAGCTTCTTCACCAACATGATCCTGACGAACGTAAATTTGAATTTGTCCACCTAAATCTTGAATATGTGCAAAGCCAGCTTTCCCTTTACCGCGCTTTGTCATAATACGACCTGCGATAATCACTTCTTGTAGGTTTTCTTCTAGCTGTTCTTTTGTTTGATCTGCAAATTGTTCGCGCACTTCTGTAGAAAGATGTGTACGCTCAAATCGACTACCAAATGGATCTTGACCGTTCTCTTGAATAGCAGTCATTTTTTGACGTCTCACCAATAGCTGATCATTTAACTCTTCTATGTTTGACACTTGTTTCACTCCTTATTAAATTGTCCGCGTTTACGTCCATCTAACACCGCGGTTTGTTAATGTATTTGATTGTAATCTGTTTCAAATATAACAATACTTAATAAGTATACAACAGAGTTTTGTTTTTTGCTGAAATTGATTGTAATTTGTTTATGGCATCGTTTCGGCATCATAATTTATTCATTACTGACAACACTTACCAATATTGATACAATTTAATAGAACATATACATGCAAAGGAGACTACTTTACAATGAAGAAAACATTAATTTTTAGCGCAGCACTTGTACTATCTCTAGGACTAGCTGGATGTGGTGCGGATTCATCTAAGGAAGAAAAACCGAAAGAGGAAACTCAAACAACTGCATCTACTGGTGAAAAAGGTACAGCTAAAGAAGAGAAAAAAGAAGATGATAAAGCTCTTAAAAGTGGTACATATAAAGTTGGTACCGATTTAAAAGCAGGTGAATACTTAGTAAAAACAGATAGTCCGATTGGATATATCGAAGTTGCTAAAGACAGCACTGGTGCACTCGGAAGTATCATTTTTAATGCAACACCTACACAAGGGTCTCATATTTATGTAACTGTACAAGACGGACAGTATTTTAAAGTTGATGGAAGTAAATTTTATTCTGTAGCAGATGCACCATCTGTTATTCCACAAGACGGTATTTATAAAGATGGTCAATTTAAAGTTGGTACAGATATCCCTGCTGGAGAATACAAATATTTTCTAGATAGCGAATCAGGTATAGGGTACATTGAAGTTTCGAAGAATAGCAGTCATGACATAGGTACAATTGTTACGAATGAAACTCCTCAAGCTGATGGATATATCACAGTAACTGATGGTCAATATTTAACGCTACAAGATGTATATATTAAAACAAAATAATTCTATTTATTATAGAAGGAAGCCACTCATTATTTTTTAAATGAGTGGCTTTATGTTTTAATAATCAACATCAGATACTTTCAATATATCCAAAAAGTGTACTTTATGAATATCTCTTATCTTATCCTGGATATGTATTAACTTAGTGTTAGCATCCATCTTAACAACTGTACCTTGTAATGGTTCATCCATCTTATATACAGTAAATACTTTTAACTTATTTTCTTCCTTAGCTTCACCTAACACAACCGCTAATTCTTCTAAATCAAATTCATCACGATCTAAATGTTTCTTTTCCTTTGGCGGTGTTGGTGTAGTTCTCTGTGGTTTATCTAACTTCTTCGGCTTCGACCATTTCGTTGGCTTTGGAACTGCTGTAAATGACATGTATTCTCCTCCTTTAAATAAGAACGTTTGTTTGTATATATTATAGAACTAATGTTCTTATTTAGCAATAAAAAAATACCAGGCTCACATTTTTTGTGGTTACCTGGTATTTTTTCGTCTTATAATGTCCGTTTTACAACCGAAATGAGTAATCCTAAAGCTTCGCCGTCTGTCATTGAACCAACTCTTTCGCTATGGTCCACCTTCAAGATTCCTTTTTGGTAAGTCGCTTTTAACAATCCTTTTAAATCCTCTTTAGCTGTTGATGTTAGTGTGTTTGGCACTTTTGTTTCCTCCTTTAGTTGAATAGTATTTGTTGGATTCATTGCTTCTTCAATTCGTTTCAAGAAGCTATTCCAGCGGTTTTCACTTAAAATTCGATGTGGACAGTATTTTCCGTTCCAATCTTGGTGTTTTTTAACTCGCTCAATGCCCCAACCATACTCTTTAAGTAGTTTCGCTATATACTGTACAGCGTTTTCCTCTGCGGCAGCATAACGGACACCACCACTTTTGCTGTAACAAATTTCAATACCGATTGATTTACGATTACCATTTCCTTGACCATCACCACAATGCCAAGCATTACGGTTAAATCGAATGGCTTGAATCACTTCTTTATCGTCAATTGCAACATGATAGGATACCTGATTGTTGTTAGTAATCATGTATTTAATTTCGTTGCCTGCAGAAGCATCATTTGCGGTATTGTGTACCGTAATATACTGTGGTGTCATAGAATAAGGCGCTTTTATTGGATACTTACTAGCAGGCAATAGGTTTTGTTTGAAAACATAAGCCATTATTGTTCACCTTCTTTTTTAGCAGCCTTTAGTAAATCAAACGTACCAGAAGCTGTAAGCCCTGCAATAAATCCGGCCATCAACATCATATACGCTGGATACTCTGATAACGGCCAACAAACTAAGCCAACAAAAATACCAATCACTACCGATGTGATTGGCATGTACTGTGTTTTAATTTTAAATGTCTTTTTCAATACCTCTGATACCGCTAAAACGATAGCCACCATCACCATTGCAATCATAAATATGTTTGTTAAATCCATTATTCATCATCCTTTTCTGTATCTTTATTTTTGAGAGAGTGTTTTTCAATACGGTCCACACGACCTTCTAACACATTCAGCGATCGGTTCATTCCTTCGAGTGCGATTGCTGTCCTTTCTTGTGATTCATTTGACCGTTCTAAGTGGTCCATTAATTTATTTTCGCGTTCTTCTGCTCGATTCATTAGATTATCATTTTTGCTCATTAAATAGCGAAATGCCCCAAATGCAATAATTAAACAAGCTATCGCCCAAACAGCTTGACTTGTAGCAATTTCATTTGCTGCAGCTACATCCATACCATCACCAATCCTTTGCCTTATTCAATTAAAATAAAAAGCCATAAGAAGCATCGAGAGTCAGTAACATGTACTGTTGCCCATCTCGATTGCTCTCATAGCGCCAAAAAAACCATAAAAAATAACGCTAAGCCTATGCTTGCGTTTGTTGTGCGTCTATTTCGGTTAATAACTGTGTATATTCTTCATCTTTCAATTGGTTATTAGCATAAAAAACATTTACTTTATTCTGCATAGCAGCCTGCTCATAACGTTTACGCTCAATTAAAAACTTACATAATTCAAATACTGTCATTTTAGTTACCTCCCAATCCTAGCTCACTGCGTGATACTAAGTATTCTGTGTTTAATAATGTTTGAGCCTGCATTTCTTCAACTGTCGGCTGTGGTTCGATTGATGGTGTTGTTGGTGGTATGAATACTTCTGTATCAGTATCATAAGTACTACCTAACTTCACGTCTGAGTCGTTAATCAAAATCATATTGTCCGCTGTTACTTCGCCGGTCAAGTCACTGATTGCTATTACAACGTTATTTTCGTTTAATTGTGCATATCTAAACACTTTCTCACCACCTTAATAAAATTCGATTACTTGCCAACTACACGCAGTGGCATTTTGTATAGCATTAAAGGTAACTGAGGTTGCGGTTATCGCCACTATAGATAAACCGGTATTAGCAGTATTCGAATTAACTATAACAAACGCTTTTGAAGGGTTAATAGTACTGAGAGAAATTACAGTATCAGTACCTCCGTTGTGTGTAAAAACACCTCTTTGCACAGACTTAACAACACCCTTTGCTACGTCAGTCATCAACCAATTCAATTTTGCATGGGCTACTGCACTTGTACTATTTGATGCTGCTGTTGTTGGTGCACCTAAATTTGCAGTAGCAGTATTCGTATTAACTGTCCCTAAAGTACTCAATAACCAATTTAACTTAGCATGGGCGTTACCACCTGTAGAATTACTTGCTGCACTTGTTGGTGTACCTAATAGAGCAATCAGTGTATCAACATCTACACCCAATTCCTGCGCAATAGTGAGAATCTGCTGCTGCTGCTCGTATGTCGGAAAATTACCATCAACATTCATCTATATCACCTCTCGAATACTATATGTCATACAACCTAGTGTCGGATTGTAACCAAAACCAATTTGGTGCAGTTTACCTTCATGAATAAATTGATTATGTTGCGCCTTATCTTCCAAGTGTGTATTAACTTTCGTTTTTAAAGCATTTAACTCATTTTGTAATTCAGCCGTACCACTATTTTCTTGCAGTTCTTTCATTACAAGATAAGAACGATTAAACAACCAATTCATATGTTGTGCTGATGGCTTCATACCTGGTTGCCACCCTGTTGTTTTTAAACTTTCGGGCGGTTCTACGCCTTGATTTAGCCATATTGGTAATTCACTTAACATAGTGTCTCACACTCCTTAAATAGGTAATTCATTATCTTGGGAAGGTGTATAGACAGCACCGTAATAACCACCTATAACCTCATTATTTATGTCACCTAGACCTTTGTTGTTGTCGATTGAGTTAGTTATATCACCAAATTCGAAAGTACCCGTAAGTTCGATTACTCCAACCTTCACTCCTGCTGCTACTGTACGTTGCACAATTCTCACAAAATTAGTCGGGTCTAAGCCTGCCTCATTCAATTTTGTAAGTGGTAGCTCGATAACTTTAATCGCTGCTGGTTCTGGTTCTAAAGGATCGTTCCACTTCTCTTTAATTTTTATCATTTTGGGCTCTACTGATAATGCAATAGCTAAGACCTGTATAATGGTATCAATCGTTCCGTCGCTTAGATTTCTAGCTATTTTCGACTTCAGTAATATTCGATACACTTCGTCATTCGCAACACCACGCGGTTGATTTACGTTTTGTCCAATCAAATCAAGCCCTACACCCTCAGCGTCGTCTATGTTGCGCCATTGTCTTATACGATCGTTAGTATCTTTGACCTCTTGTGCCTCTGCCGCAAAGATACTCATTAGTTTAGAAATATTAGAATCAGGCGTTTTATCAAAGTAATCCGCGAATTTTTTAACGATTGATTTTGTGCTAAACATTAACTGTCACCTCAATGTCATTGAAGTGTGTTTGAGCAACTTCTTGCAATCCGATTACCACGTTTGAGTCGTTATAATTAATGCCGTCCTTTGATACTTCAACTATTACATCCTCTATGCCGTCAACGCTGTATGTTTTTGCGATTAAACGAGACACTACTACATCATCACCCATGTTTAAACCAGCGTAAGTATTGTTATTAACATCCGTGCCTCCAACGTATTTGATAAGCGCTGTTTTGATTTGATTAACTCCGTTAGATGTAAATGATGTATTCGTTGTTACATTTACTTTGATATATACATTTACTTCATTAGCTCTTGTAAATCCAATTTGTTTTACTTCTCCACTCAAATCAAGTACATCAAAATAAGTTGTGCCATAAGGTTGTATCCCTCCAGCTTTCTTTTCATGTATTGCCTTTGCGATTTCTTCATCACTGCCACCTAGCACAAAAGCTTGAATTGACCTAGGTGGTGTACCGTATTGGTCTACCTCATCTTTATAATTTTCAATAACTTTTGCTGCGCGGATGCTTGAAATTTTTAATAGATTGGTACGAATCGCTGCTGTGGTAGCTGAGCCTATACCTTCAACCGTTATATCTGCTCGTTCCCTTGCTTCTGCATCGGTTTCTTTTTCTCGTCCACCGTTGGTTTTTAAAAGGTTATTTACACGTATAATGTCTGCATCTGGATTTACTATTTGAGTAATCGTATTTGCTCCTACATTGCCCCGTGCGCCAATTTCATAGGCCACTATATCAACAAAACCTTTACCTTCTTCATTAAGCGTTAAATCATACATTGTTTCAAAATAAATATCGTTTTCTGTAGACACTAAAAAACCACTTTCGATAAAGTGGTTAGGTGTGCCAATAACTTCAATTTGTCCGTAAGAAAAATCAGCTAAGTTTCGTGTTATACCTGCGTACGGAAGCAACATGTCTAATTGATTACCTTCAGCAGTCTTTCGATACGCACTATGATAAACATCTTCTGTATCTTGCCAAAGCAGTGAGAAAAACCATGCCATAATGCGAATGATAATACCCAATACTGACCGTTCTGTAGTATTAGCATCCGCACCAAACTTTTCTTTTGCTTTAGCTGACATACTATCAACTAATTCGCTGTATGTTTTTCTTTTAAACCCTGTCTTATCCAGCGTCATTTATAACCACCTCTTCATTCAAAACGGTGCCATCTATTAGTGTTACACTATAAACAATCACACGAATTCTGTTAGCATCGCTTATTTCTACACTGTTTATTCCACTGACCCGTTCTTCTTGAGAAAGCACACGCATAACCTCTGCTCTCGCTTCATCTTTCGTTGATTTTTCTAATACACGTTTAAAATCAAGTCCAGCTGCTTCATTTAAGAACCACTCTTTCAAGTTAGTACCTAATGAAATAGCAATACACTGCGCGACCTCTTTTTCATCTTCATCTAACTTGAAATCACTATTTTCAAAAAGTAAGTCTCCGTTTAATAGAGCTAGTGTTTTCACTAAAACACCCCCACTATTACTGCGTCGTGAATATCAAACATTCTTGCAGTGCCTGGATAAACATTCTGTCCGTTTTGTGCTTCATCAATAGCTCGCTGGTTAAATATCACTTGAACTATGTCGCCATTTTTTAAGTCTGGAATCATTTCAACTGATTCTGTAAAAGTTATTTCATTATGCACGTGCTCACCTGTACCTGTATATTGCGGATGAGGTGCAGTATCTGTTGTTATAGGAATTGGTTGATTATTATGCACTTTATAACGTTGGAAAAGCACTGGTACATTTTCGATAGGAGCCAAAGAACTTTCATCTTGTCCATATTCTTTCACTTTGAATAAGGGTTGTATTTTAGCTCTTCGTTTAGTCTCATCATAAGCAAGGACTTTACAAGGCATAGCTGTATTTAAGTTCATATATACTTCATGTTGAAGCGTTTTAAAAAACTCGGTCATATTCGTCATAGTATCGCCTCCACTTCTGTGTAGAATGAGTTACCTTTGCAAATATGCTTACCTTTTTTTACACGCACTTTGCTCTTTGTAACAATTGATTGAAGTTCGATAATTGATGCTGTATTCATTCGGTGTTGTAACAATGACTTTGCTTTATAACCTTTCATTACTATACCTTTACGTTCAGTTTCAAAATATTCTGGTGATCCAACAAGACCTGTATCAGGACTTAGTACAAATCGGTGGTTATCACCTTCTGTAATTGGCCTAATATATGTTTGTTGTCTAGAAATGTAAGCAGATGCTCCGCAATCGTTCGCAACATCTTGTATTTTTTTGAATATCTCTCCGTTAATAGAAAATCCTTTATCATACAATTTGTTTTTCGGTAATTTAAGTACGGCCACTTTCAACCCTAGTGCTTTTACCAAATCCTTAATAATAGCATCAGCTTTTATTTTGCCTTTATAAGACCGTTGCAAAGTCTTTTTTACATTGAAAGAATAAGTGTCTATAACTTTTATAACTGTTGCTCTATCGGCTCCTAATGGCGTTGTAGTAATACTATTAATGCGACCGCTAAGTATTAACCCTTTGTCCTCAACATAGCCAGCAGTTATTGAAATGACCTCACCGCGTTTTAATTTATTCCTAGTTGATTCTGATAAATTGTAGATAGTAATTTCACTGATGTTTGGCTCCAAATCATCATCAAAAGGTACTTCAAACTCAATGTCTAAATCTGTATTATTAAACTTTAAATTGCCTGTCACGACCTCTACATATCGTTTAAATAATTTACTCATTGTTGTTCACCAACTTTAAAAATACTGTTTTATTCAAATTTGCAAATGTCACACGAGTTTCTTTACTTGATGGATCAATAGGAATAATAGTCGGTGCTGGAAAGCGATTATCGAATACCTCATTAAATAAAGGCATAGCATAAACAAGCTTTTCGCCTTGTACTAATATCTCTCCATCCTTTTGTAGGTCTAGCGTGAAGTAATCGTGTAAATTATTGTATCGAATTTCGATTATAAATAATTCAGCGCCCAATTCTACCTCGAATCGATAGGGAATGAGCGCTTTTTCTATTTCTATATATTCAAAGTCAAGCATTGTTACACCACCCTTAGTTTTACGCCTACAGGAATTTTCTTCGGATCATAACTGTTCCACTTTTGTATGTCTTGCCACTTGGTACCATATTTTTTGCCGAGCGAAGAATATGTGTCGCCTTTTTTAACGACATGATATACAGGTGATTGTTTTTTATTTTCCGTTTGTTTCCGTCCAGCTTCGGCAACTGGTGCTGTAGCTGCTTTAACTTTAGGGTCTACATAAGACGATTGAGCGATACGAACCTCTGTTAAGGTGCAACTGAAATTATATCCATTCATCACTTTGGAACTGGCTTTAATAGATAAACCACTCATGAGCAAGTTCTTATAGATTCGACGTCCTTCATAAGTCACTAGTTGACCTTTAACCTCAATACTTTTCAACTTACTTATGAGTGATTCAACTCGCTCGTTCGTCGGACGTATTAAAAGGCCCGATAACTTAACAACTTCTGGCTTTCGCTCGATGTGATCTGATAGATTAATACCTTTTTCAACTTTATGGGTAGGGATGTCAACGTTAAAATCAGCATCTTCACTAACGACATGTATTAACAAACCATTTAAGCGCGCTTTACCGACTAATTCTTCTGCCATTGACTATCCCTCCCTAGGTGTTGACATAACACTCATCAAGTCTGCAATGTAATCTTCAAGTTCCTCTTTAATACTGCGGGCTGTTCCTTGTGGATTATCTCCACCTTGCACATAAATATTAATTGGTGCAGAAATCTTGGAGTTATTACTACTCGTTGAATATGTCGTTTGATAGCTTCCACTGTTGTTTTCTCTTAAATCTAGTTGCGGACTACTGCCATCACCTTTTAATACACCAATATCTCGCAATGCATTTGATTGGTCTGCGGTTAAAACAGCTTCATCTTTGTGTAATTCGGCAGCATACCCATCGAAAGGAACTCTACCCAATCCAGTTGCGTGTGATCCATTAAAAAAGCCTCCAACCGTACTAGCAGCACTCTTAATTTTCCCGCCTATATTAGACATCCAATCTGGAACCTTGACATTAGCGAACGCACTAACTAATTCTCTCACAGCACTGATTACACTTGTCACTACATCGATTATTTTTCCAAATGCCCTAACTATCGCATCAAGAATTGGCTTTAAAATAACCCACATACCTGAGAAAATGCTCCCTATTATCGGTATTAAAGGCGCTACAATGTCGTTAATCAAAAACATAATATTGTCACCGATTGTGGAGAGTAAATTTTTCAATGGTTCTAAAATAGGTTTAACAACCGACCATACTTCGGAAAATGCTTTACCTAGTATCGGCAACAATGGTATTACGACATTGTTTATTAGAGAGCTAATAATATCGTATACATTTGTCACCAAATCAACGATAATTGGAAAAACGGTGCTAAAAATATCTTGCAAAGTCGGAAAAATCGAAACGAATGTATCTACTAATGTTTGACCTAAAAGTTTTAGATTGTCTAAAAAATTCCCCAGAGTCGGTAATAAATCTTGTATTAGTGGCTGAATGGACGGCATTAAATTATTCATAAATGCGTCAGCTAACTGTTTGGTCCATCCACCTAATTCGCCAAATAACGGTGCTACATTGGATGCAATAAACCCTGTTAATAGTTGCAATCCGGCTAAAACCACCGTTCCTAGTGGTGCTAATGCAACGATAACGTCACCGAGAACACCGAACACATCACCTAATATGCCCAATAATGCTGGTCCATTTGTTTTTGCGTATTCTATAAATGTTTGGAATCCGTTAGAAGATGCTAGACTTCCAGCCCATTCGTTGAAACTAGCAGTCATCGATAGTAATCCTTCTTCTATTTGTGCGCCTACTGGAGAAAATGATGCCAACATTTTAAAAACACCGCTGAATACATTTCCAAAAATGTGAGCGAAACTATATATCGATTCTGCTGCATGGGTTTCTAACCATTCAAAAAAGCCCTTTAAGCCTCCACCCACTACAGAATTATTCATTTCATCTAATAACTCATTAATTACCGTGGCCACGCCACTAATGGTTGGTTCTAATCCAGTCAATATGCTCTTTACTAGATTTAAACCATTTGCAAATGCATCGAATATCGGATTTTCGAATTGTTTGGTGAAATCCCCAAAAAAGTCTTTGAATTCTTGTAGTTCTTTCAATGCTCCACGTTGGGATTCACTCATGTCATCATATACAGCGGCTAATTCTTTTTGTGCTGCTATCCGTTCTTTTGCGGTGTCCGCGTTTGCTATTTTCTCCTCAATCTGGGCGACTTGATCCGCACTTTCAAATAAATTAGTCATCACTGGAACAGCGACTGCCCCTAAAGCAGCTACCCCTAGTCCTGCAGCTAAAAATGATGCTGCCAAACCACCAACTAAAACAATTAACGGTGCCAGAATAGCGAGAATACCACTTAAGGCACCAGTAACACCTACACCCATCGCAATACCTTTCATTCCAGCCAATGAAAATGAGTTGCCCATCATTGACGTTGTGACAGTCGCTATCAACTCATCTTCAACGATATCCTCGATAGAATTTTCAAGAACATTTGCCATAGCTGAAGCACCAGCTAGTTCACCATTCAATCCATTTAGATTGTTGTTATCTAAATCATTCACATTTCTATCAGCTTGTCGAATGTCCCTTGATAAGTCGTCGAATTCATCTGCTGCAGACCTGGCATTTCTTTCAATTTCATCTAATCCGCTAGAATCAAAATTACCTAAAGATCTCCTTATATCGTTAATAAGCTCGTCTAGTTCATCTAAGGGCTCGTCGTCAATTTCCAATCCGATTTCAACGAATAAATCGCGCACATTACTCATTTACTCGCCTCCCTCGCTTGCTGGATTTTTTCGATGTGAATATCTAACGCGGCATTAGCTTCAAATAATTCATGATGTGTCATGATACTTGCTTCTCGATACGAAAGCATTTTTTCTAAAATTGGTCTCCACATCAGCCAACGAGTTTCAGCTTTTGTCCGATAATATGAGTCGTCAAACTTAACGAAAGATAAATTTCGAAGCTGTTCGCATTACCTCTGTGAAAACTTTCATGCTGTCGAATTGTTCAAAATACTCAATGTTAATGCGTTGTGGTACGCCTTCTTCCTCAACGAATACTACATGTTCTAAGAACTCTTTATACAATTCTTTTTCAGATGTATTACCGTTTTGGTCTTTCGCTCGTTCACGAATATCTAATGTTGCCTCTAACCCAGGATGCTGAAAAATAAATTTTTTCCCTGCGATTTCTTTTGTTTCTTTTTTACCGTTCATAGCCATACGTTTTCTCTCCCATTCTTTTCGTTTTAAATGATTTGTAATGTGATTTTTTTTCATTGCAAATTAAAAGAGTGAGCACATGGCCCACTCTCCTTTCTTTTTATTTAACTTGGTAGTCAAATACTTTGATTGTATAAACACGGTTGGCTACAGACTTACCATGCTCGATGTCTGGAACCTTTGTAATCATTGCCTTTGTGCCACCTACAACCTCTTTGATTTCGTTGTTACTGTTCACCCAAATAGGGAACATTGTGCGTTCGTTTGCAAGTTTGTTGAGTGTCACAATAGATGGTGATGTTTGATTCAACGTGATTTCTACTGTACCGAGCGAATCACCATTGATTGATACAACAGCATCACCTTGAGCTGAAGAACTTGCTTCGAAGTTATCGTTATCCTTTGAGCACTTAACCATAGTTCCATCAGCATAACCAGTTAAAATAATTCCATTTGCTGTCGTTGTAACCTTTCGTGCATCGTATGTGCCAATATGTCCTGTCATTTTAATTCCTCCCCTACACTAAAATATCACCGTGAATTGTAGCTTCGTGGATAGCTCCTGCTAGCTCAAAACTAAACGATAATCCATTGTATTTACGTGCTGCACGATCAGATGCTAACACTTCATTTCTTCCTTTTGTTTTGATTGTATATAGGTATTGACCAGCATCATCGGATGCGATAATACCGTTTTGCCCTGCTATTTCTAATACGGTGCGAACCACATTTTCGATTTGAGCAATACCACTGTCTGTGTAAGGAATTTTAGGATTAGTTGATAACAAATACTGAACTTGTTGCTCAATATTCAATTTAATCCAATCTTTACCGTGAATAACGTCAATGAATTCGCCACTAATCATCTTACCTTCACTTGTTTGGTCAATACCTGCCTTTGTTACATAAGCGAAAGCTCCGTTAGTATGGATATTGTTTAATTGCGTCGGTGTCAGGTCTTGAGGTTTTACAAACTTGAGCGTTTTAAACTTCCATGAAACTGAACCGACAGGACGTGAACCAACTTGTCCTATTAATGCCGCGTGTGGTAATTCAGCAATCGCATTGTGTTGGATAACAAAAGTACGATCATACTTGCCTGCTTTTAAAATCAATAAATCTTGCTCGTTATCAACTATATGAGCCGCCACTTTTAAAGCCTTGGCTTCAACTGCATCGCTAATTTCTTTGTAGTCGGTTGCTGCGCCAGTATCCAACATCACAAAGTACCAATCATTATAAAAATAGTTTTCTAATACTGATACTGCTGTAATTGGATTTTCTGCCACTGTACTGTATGTTGCGATAGCTACTTTATCAGGTCTATTATCTCCTTGCGCAAAGATTTGTTTAGCAATCTTATACCCATCAGATGTATCACCTAATGCCTCCTTGATACCATCTAAATCAAGGTATTCTTTGTAAGTACTTTCTCCAGCTTTATTAGCTAGAATCAACGGTGTACCTAGCCCGATAAGTGCTGATGGCTTCTTAATGTCAATCGTGACTGTAACGTCTTGTAATGGCATTAATTCCCCTCCTTAATTTCGATTTTTTCTATGGTCCCTATTGCATCGATGCTTTCTATCACGTCAATCTCAAACGACTCTCGACCACGTACTCGTAAACGAACATCAAAGCCTACACGACGTTCATAATCAACCGTTAAAAAAACATCACGGTTGTTAGCGCCAAGCACCTCTACAACTGCGATGTTTGCATCTGATAGTTCAATTGTACCTTTACCTAAAAAATATCCACGCGCCTTATTCGAGTAATTCTCTGCATCCTCTATCTTTTCTCCATTACATGTGATAGATAAAATAATCTCTATATCTTGTTCAATAGTCATTGTGTTATTCTCTACATATTCTGTAACCAGACCTACACCTATTGCTGGTGATATGTTTTTTATAGAGAAAAAAGGATATGGTGGTTGTTTCCCCATACCCTCTGCTTGAATTACTTCTATTCCTGTATATCGTGAGAGGCCACTTTGCATAGGTAGCCATATATCATCATACCTAAACATTAGACTTTGCCCCCTCCTTCGGTATTTTCTCTATAGCGCATGAGATAAATGTGCACATCGGTAAACTCCGTTAAATCCTTAAACGACTGAATTGTATACGTATCACCCTTATACTTCACTTTGGTATCTACTTTAATGGGCTCCACTACATATAATTTCTTTTCTTTTACTGTGTACACTCCACTTTCGATGTACTTTAAATCATCATTGTTTAGTGGCAATATAATGCCTGACATTGGAACTTCTGTAGGTTTACCAGAAACCCATTTCCCATTAATATAATGTCCTTCTTGATCTAATAAAGCCGTAAAAGGAACACTATTTTGCTTAATAACTTCTTTAAAAATCATTAATTTAGGCATTATTTTCGCACCACCTTATAAGTGACTCGCATACGCAAGCCTCCCGTATCAATAAGTGGATTGCTAGATTTTTTTTTATTAATGGTAGAAGGGGCATTGGGTGGAGCATCTAAATTAGTGATTTTCTTTTGAATATCCACTACCATACGAGCGCCTAACCGATTAAAGAGTGTTTGCACATCCATTTGGAATCTAAGAACTTGTTTAAGCTGACTTTTAAAAAAATTAACCCATTCCTCATTTTTTTCGTCGAAAGTAGTTCGTAAAAATGAACGTTCTGGGATGGTAATAGTCCCTTCACCTCGTCGGATTGTTGCCCCAAACTCATGTACACTTGCTATCATCACGTATTCATCGCTTCCAAAAATGCCAACTTCAACCGAGTGATTTTTAAGTTCTCTCAATACGTTTTTTAAACGATTAATATTATTCGTATCTGTAATCCTTACGTTTACTCTTGCCATTTACAACACCACCAAATTAATAGACTTCTTCGGTTTTATTTGTTCTTCTAGCTCCCCTAAAATACGTTGGTATTCTTGGCCGTACTTTGAAGCTAAAAGCCCAATGTTTTTACTTGGATCACTATATTGACGTTCAATAACGTCAACTTTTTCTCGAATTACCGTCTGGTCTTTAGTAATGCTTAAAATAGCTAAGTGAGCAGTTAAATAACGTGTTAATCGTTCTTGATATTGCTCTGGCACATTTAAAGAGGACACTTCTAGCGAAGCATCCTCAATGTACATAGTAAGCCTTTCATCAGCGATTGAAGTAAATTCATCACTTAGCATACGAATACGCTCTAATGACGTTAATAACATGTCTATCCCTCCTATTTTTCGGGATTAGTTAACTCTTCAATTCGTTTGTCGATGGCATCTAGTACCGTTTTACGGTCATCTTCTGCTTTTAAGGCTTTTAACATATCAATATCAAATGCATCTTCAATCATTGCAATCGCATCCTTTGCAGACGGCCTTGTTTTATCACCTTCATAGACAAATTCACCTTTGTCATTAAGATGTTTCATCAAAGGATGAGTAAGGAAACGTTCGAATTCCTTCTCATCGACTTTATTTGTGCCTGGCGTGAGTGTTAACCCATTAGCCGTATATGAATGATTACCTTTGTTTTGTACTAACATCGATGGCCCTCCTTAAATTCCATCCGCACGGCAAATAGCCATTGGATAACGGATAATTAAACCTGTTGTACGCTCCTCAAATGGCACTTTTGTGTTCGGGAAGGCGTACTCTTGTGGATGGCGTGTAATATCCATCGGGATACCAAGCTCTACAACATCAGGTGAAGAATCTAAAACAACGAAGCAATCTGTGCTTGCTAAACCTTTCCCTTTAAGATCATTGATTGTTTCAATACGTTTAAAGAAGTTTTCGGATTGAATGTACTGTAGTGCAGTTTGCTTTGTAAATTCATTGAAAACTTTCTTTTGTAGTTGCTTCTTTGCATCAGGTGTTAAGAGCAATGTATCAGCTTCATGACCGTTTAACATATCTACTTTAGATTTCGCTTCGATAATGTCGTCAACGATTTCTTCACCCGTTTTGTCAGCCCACTTTGTTGAAGTGTTGGCTGCATTTTGCGGAGTGGCATACACTTGGATACCTACTGAATCGGTTAAACCTTTAATACCGTGTTTTTTATCGCCAGAAAAGGCAACTTGGTTTTCTTTCTCGGCAATAGCTTTACGCACTGTATCAGCCTTTGTTACTTCGATTGGGCGATTCGCCATTTGTGCCTCGCGTACTTCCTGCACAGAAATATTGAATGCTGCAGCAATTGAATAAATTTTCACTGTTTCTTCTGTTAAATCCGCATCTACTAAAGGCACATCAGTTGCGCCAGGAGCTAAGATTTTAGCTGCGCCAGAACGTGTTAAAACATCATAACTATATGTTTTCGCTCCTGCTGGAATATCTGTTTTTAATGCAAAAATAGAACGCGCTTTTAACTCCGAAGCGTGCGGTTCGTAAATACGTTTGTCAATTGCGTTTAAGTCTTGTGGACGGATTAAAGCCATGTATAAGTTCCTCCTTAAGGTAAGTTAATTTCGATTTCTACTAATTGATCTAATGAAGCATTACTTTTGAAAACAGCACTTGATACATCGACTACAGAGGCACCAGATGCAACGAACTTTTGTGTTGTAGGGTCTACTTTAACAGCTTGGCCATTAATCACATCGCCACCAGCAACCACAAAAATACGCCCTCGTTTAACGATTGCCGCAGGTTCACCAACGGGATAGTTCTGGTCGTCTCTTTTCTCTACGTAATCGTGAATATTTTGCGCCAATGCAACACCAATCACTGTGCCACCTGTTGAAATTGGTTTAATCGCTGTTCCTGTTGCATTTAATTGTACTGCTGCACCAAAAGGCACCTTTACTTCTACTGCGTACGTGTCCGCTGTATAGTCTTGGTAGCTTGATAATTGACCGGCTTTACCTGCTGGTTGCATGTAGTCAGGATAATTTGTAATAGGCATTTGAATGTCCTCCTTATTTACGCATATTTAAGCGTTCATTTTTTAATGCTTGTAAATCTTTATCTCCACCAGCATCACCAGTGTAAGCACTATTGGCACCAGTACTTGAGAAACCGTTTAACTGTACTTGCTCCACTGCTGCATCAAAAAAGGCGTTGATATAATCGTCAGATTTACCATCGCCTTTAAAATCCTGTTTAGTTGTTGAGATAACCGCCTCTTTAATTTCACGATCTGTTTTGCCTGTGAAGTCGAATGAATCACCTAAAAGTGGTTTAGCTGCATCGATTAACTTTACACGCACTTCAACCTGCTTATCCAATTCATCAGCGGATAGCACTTGTTCTTTCAAAGTAGCAATCTCTTGATCCTTTGCTTTAATCGTTAAATCTAAAGCATCTAGACGACCTTGCAATGCATCGGCGCTATCACCTTTAACCTTCGCTGTTTCTTCTTTTGCTTTTAATGCATCAATATGTGCCTTTACTGCTGGGTCTACCTCGTATTCTGTACCTTCAATTTTGATTTTTACCATATTGGTGTTTCCTCCCTTTTCATCAATTTGCCATGCGTCCGAATCTGCACGAATCGCAACTTCTGGACCTGCACGACCTTTTTCCACAATTGCAATGTGATTAATTTCAACATTTCTTTGAACATATTCATACTGATCGCCGTTATATATGCCACTTTCTGCAACAACATCTGATAAGAAGCCTATACTGATTTCGTTATATCCATCATGTATCTTTTCGATGAGAGTCTTATCTGTCACTGTCAACGAAATATAGAGTTTGAAGTCTTCTACACGTGAATCTGTATGGCTCATACCCTTTGCATAGGTTTGGTAATTATCAATAGTTACTGGCTCATTTGGATGGCCATCTGTAACCGGCTTTGAACGTGCTGAATAAATAGTGCGATCACTGAATATATCCTCAGGTAGTTTCGCCTCCATTTGTACCGTTCCATCTTGTCGTTGATACGGAAAAACACCAGGGCGAGTAATCGGCACGTTGACCGTTAAATACCCTTCTGGTGTTTCCATGTAGTCTTTAATATAAGATGTGTCGTAGCGTTGTAGTTTCAATGTTTCACCTCCTTCCTAAAATACATACAGTTACTCAAATGCCTTCTTCATTCCAGTCTTTATGACATTAACAACTTCTTCTGTTTTCACACATGGAGCGACATTTAGAGTAATGTTTGGAGTTGTTTTTTTCTGGATCATCTTTTATAATTCTCAACACATCATCTACGCTACCTTCAACAGTAATATCGTTTGAAACATCTCCTACGTAAGTTGTTTTAGTGTAACGTACTTGTCCATCTGGTAAAGGCTGCGTAATGCTCACTGGTATTTCTAATTCTCGTATATTCATTAAAATCATCCTCTCATTCTAAAATCCCAAACGCTTAGAAATTTGACCAAAATAAAAACACCTAGCATAAATTAGGCGTTTTTACTTATTTTCTTGATACAAAACTTCTCGAAATGCGCGAGTTTTCTCTCGGAACTTTTTATTTTTTTTAAGATATTCACTATACAGCTCTTGTATTTCTTGTGGCGCTTCATCAATGAGTACTGGCTGTTGATTATAGCCACCTCCAACTAGATACGGCTCCAATTTTTTACGCATGTCTCTTAATTCTTTAGGTTTCACAACCATAACCATGAAAACTCACCCTACCTTTTTGCATAATCTTTCATCAATTTTACTATTTTTTCTGAAAGAACGGTACTTTCACCTAAATAATGTAGCGCTATTGCCTCTGAAAGTAATTCCATATGATTTCCATAAAAATATTCTTCTTCTGCATATTCTGATAATTGCTCACGGATCTTATAGTTTTTCACTAATTCGTGTAATTCGCTTTGGAAATCAACATTACGAATACCAATTAATTGCTCTTCTATTGCATGTCCTAGTTCATGAGCAATTACTTGTTGCATTCCTCCCTGCTTAGTCTTGACAAACATACCTTCCTCAGCAGATTGCGCGATAAATTCCTGTGTCTTTTGAATAGAGCCGAAAGACGTGTTTATATAGAGAGTCCTTCTAAAGTAAGCAGCTATGCCCGTGAATTCCTCATCATATTCAACAAATAGCCCGTTATCTACAATTACATTCTCAAAATCTACTTTCGGGAAATCCGTTCGCACTCTATCTAAAGCATACTCTGTTGCTGTCGATACGTAATCCCTAAACTCTGTTGATATATCTGGATTATTTTGTTGTATATTTTCATTTATTTCTTTTCGATTTTTCAAGAAAGAAGCTTGCGTTTCTAATTCTTCCTCCTCATCATCAAAAACAGGAATTGCTACGCATCTACATCGATAATCCTCACCAGGTAACACTTTCCTTCCGTTCACATCTGGTGGGTCGCTATATGAAAACGTTTCTCCACTTAGTTTTTTATGAGATTTCCTTACACGTTCATCAGCCGAATCATACCACTCAAATTTTACAATACCTATGTTTTGATGACGCTGCGCTGTCATCTGACCTAATATAGAACCTGCTTGGTCAACAGCGATAAACTGTGCCTTATTTTTAGAAATTTCGACTTCTCCCATGAGTTGCTCACGTATTGTTTTGATAGAAGAACCACTTTTCAGACCTTCATTAACAACATTCTCGATACTTTCAAAATAGTCCTCATGAATTGTTTTGATGTAACCTACATTGTCAGTAATTTTCGTGTGCAGGAAATCCTTTAACCACGGTTCATTAGCAACAAGGTCTATTCCTTTGACCTTCATTTGTTGTTCAATGTTGTGTCGGTTGAAACGATTAATGTTCTTTACAAATGTAGATGCTGCACGTTCGCTACTTGCAGTCGAAAAAATCTTACTTACCTTGTTTTTCAACGAAAGAAACATCTTCTTAATGCCATCAAATAGACCATCCTCTGTATAATCAGCATCTTGCCTAATTGTTAATTGAGGCGCAACATGCTTATCGAATAGCTTTATCGTTTCTAAGCCAAGCTCATTAACCATCTTTTCAATAGCTAGACTATAACTAACTGTTGCAGCGTCTGGGAAACGTGTAATGGGCACTTTCTTAGCCATTGGCACCAAGCCTACCTCTGTACACACTGTCTGCTAACGCTTTTAGGTCTGCTTCATCACCACTAAATTTAAGAGTATCTGATAAACCAAACTGACCAAAGCGCGCCTCACGTAGTTCATCCGCTGTAACAATATTATTGAGTAAATAAATCTGATCGGTTTCAGCAACAATCTTGCGTATTTCAGCATCTGTCTTAGCATCCACATTCCATAAAGGGTTGAATTGAATCTCCCACTCTAAAGATTCTGGGTCAATACGGCCGCCTAACTCTTTTTCAGCCATCAACAACATACGAATAAGCTTTTCTAAATGTGGCTTCATTTCGTTCTCTTGGTCAGCTACGATACGAGAGTAATAGTTCATCACATCGTATTGGGCTCCAGTTATAGTGCCTGACTCCTGTCCTTTAATAACCGTTTTTGGCATACGTGCAGCACCAGCTAATAGGTCCCATACAAAATCAAGTAAATCCTTGATACCAGATACTGATGTACCTTGTTTTGTTAGTTCCTCATCGTCAGCAATCATCGCAAGTGCTTCTGTACGGAACATAAAATCCATAATCATAGACAATTCTTTTTTGTCTTGCGAGCTTAGATTTTCAATATCTTTCGATTTGTAGACTTTGAACGTAAAATCGTGAAGGATTTGACCAACAGACCATACAGACGTATCGAAAACCGTCAGAATGTCGTATAACGGCTCTAATAGTGACCTTCCTTGCGCTTCCCCTTCCATTCTCCTTGATTGGCTGTGGAGCAAACGAGAGACATGTACAGATGATTCAGTTGTTTGTGTTTGCGTTCCATGACTAGATGCTCGATTAATACGTAATTGCTCCAATTGTCCGTAATTAATATCGAATACGTCCTCATTGATTAGGAACTCATTCACTTTCTGTGAGCTAAATGCATGTAAATAGTCCACTGTAAACAATTTATCTAATGGAAGTTCATCACTTAATTCAAATCTAGTAGCTTGTGTGACGCCTAAACTAATAAAACCATCTCCACGGAGACGGTCATAGATAAACATTTCTTTAAATGCTTTCTTAGCTTTTAAATCTGCTAACTTGCTCATAATGTCACGCGCTAATTGTTCATCTTCCATTTTTAAAGTGAACCAATTGCGTGTCATATCCTCTGCTGGTATATCAATGATGTTTTGCACAATGCGGCTATCACCATATAAATTAGTGATTTCATCATGAGATAGTTTACGGCCAACACCAGCAATCTGTCTGGTCAACTTATCTTTATGATTTGCTTTGCCATTACCTTGCATGAAGTCATTGCGTAATTCCTTTGCTTGGTCAATTGTTTTCATCATTCTCACCTACTTTCCTAATAAGTTTTTATAACGATCTAAAGGATTAGAATTGCTTGTATATAACTGATTCAATGCTTGCGTTGTCATATCCACTAAATCGTCATGTGCTGCATTAGGGAAGGATACAAGCTCTTCTATTAAGTCCTCAACCCATGAACACATATTTGGATGCGGTAGATAAACATTTCCAGCCTCAAATAAAGGAGACACTGCATTTGCGCGTGCCTCCTTGCCACCTTCGGGATCAACCGGAACGATTCCACTAATCTCATCTTTTAACATTTCGATGATAGCCGAACCGTTTGCTTTGTCCTCAATATATTTACTTCGTGCATTTGGCCACTTATCAGACATTGCGCGAATAGCTTTCATCGTATCAGCAAAGCCCATACGTCTGTGGTCAATATCCAGTAAGAAGTATTGTGCTTTTTTTCTGGCCCATACTCCACCGGCTACATAGTCGCTTGTATCTGTGGCTTTAAATGTACAATCCCAAGATTGCGCCATCTTATCAAAGTGAATTGGTAATGCTGCCACATCATCACTTAAACCCCATTCTCGCTTTTGTTCTTCTGTGCGGACATAATAACGTATCCATTCACGTTTAAAGATGGAACCGCCTGCTGGTGAAGGTCTTTGCTGGTATAATGCGTTCCATGTACGGCTACCAACCTCTACTTTTTTATCTGTTGCCCATCGTTCATCAAACCCTAGTTCTCGGCATAACGGTTCGCCAGGAGCACGACCTAACAAATCATCTTCATCCTCTGAAATTGCTGGTAAGCGTAACCTAATCCATTTACGTGGACTACGTGCAAGTAATCGACCGATTAAATCATCCTCATGCCAGCGCGTCATAATGACAATTAAAGATGCACCATCGTGTAAACGAGTCACAAGTGTCGCTTCCCATTCATCCCATATGTTATCTCGGATAGTTTGAGAGCTTGCTTCCTTCATGTTTTTGATAGGATCATCAATAATCATCAGATCAGCACCTTGACCAGTGATAGAACCACCAATACCAGTTGCTATCATGCCACCTTGTTTACCTTCAACACCCCAGTCTTTTACGGCTGCGTTCGCTTCGGATAATTGAATGTTAAACAATTCATGAGCATACTCATTAAATTTATTACGATTTAACCTACCGAACTTTTTCGCTAATCCGTCCGAATAAGCAGCCGCGATGACTCGCTTATCTGGATTTTTCATCAAGTAGTAGCTTGGGAATGATTCAGTCACTGTCATCGACTTACCATGACGCGGTGGCATTTCGATTAACACCGAAAGTTGCTCACCATCTGCAATACGCTGTAGCACTTCGCAAATTAACTCTGTATGCCTGTAGTGTTCATAATGCCCACGGTGTACAAATTCTACATAATCCCGATAAAACTGACGAGCGAGTTCTTTGCTTGCTTCATAGGCCAACGCGTCTAATTGCTCATCGCTTATTTCTTGCAGCAAGTGCTCTCAACTCCTCTGTGGTTAAACTACTCAAATCAACTAAACTCACGGTTGCAATGCCATTACCTTTTGTTTCAGAACGAGTCTTTGCAATATCAGCTTTAACTTTTTCTTCTTTCAATTGCTTTAACTCATTTTCGTTAAGTAAGTCCATATGTTTCGACAAGAACTCAAGTGCTTTCATTTTGTCAGCAAGTTTGACAGTTATGCCATCCTTACCTTGCTTAACTTCTGTAACAAGTGAGCCATCTATTTCAGCAGACTCATTCAGATGCACGTAATTGAATGAGTAAGTTTTAACATTGCCGTTCATATCAAGCTCTGGTTGACCATCCTCGTTGTACACTACTTCTTCCTGTCTGCCAAATTTCATATAGTCTTTGATGTCAGCAAAGGCGATGTCAATCCACTTTTGAATTAATGTACGTTTGTCGAGTAATGCATCCTCAGTCAATCCATCTCGCACCTTTATGATTTCTTCCCGAATCTTAGGGTTTCTTAGGTGTTTACTTCCCTCAACCATTGCAGTTGTATAAGCACACCCATAAACTTTTTGATATGCCTTAGTAGCATTCCAACACTTCACGTAATAAGCGACAAATAGCTGTTGCTTATCATTTAAGCCATTATCGTCATCATCGGTAAAATAGACAATTTCATCTTTGGATGCATCCTCTTTTACGGTTGCAACCTTAGTTGTTTTGGTTGCATCCTTTTCAGTTGCATCCCTCGACCATTTCTCACGGCTCTTACGACTCTTTAATGTACCAAGCTTTATCTCATGCTTTTCAGCAAGATCAGCGAGTGTAATTTTTGTGGTTTCCCACTCTTTCTGTATTTCATCCCAATTAGCCATATTTCATGATCACCACCACCTATACCTGAAGCCCTGAAAGCCTCTTACTTGTTCTAACTGTTCATGTCTTAAATCGTCCATAAAAATAAGACAACCATTCCATGTGCGACTAGTAACTTCACATGTAGCAGTTGCCTTTACTTCAATTCGTTTTACTTTCATTGATGATTCAATGTATCCGTGTTTCACAAAATACACTCTATCGCCTATGTTTAAGTTTTTAGGTCGTCTTGTCAGTTGCCAAAACTGTTCGTAATCACCTTGTTGATAAACAACGGTTTCTCTATCATCATTTCTATATTCACTCTTAGGAATCGTAACTACGATATCCAATGGCATCACCCCATTATGCTAGTTGCTTTTTTTATTCAAAAGAAAAAACCACATACATAAAATGTGGTTTACGTTATTATTAATATAGTTTTCTCTTTATTTACTGATATATCCAAGTCCGATACAATATCATTCAGCTCCGCTTGGACACTTATTACATCATCTAAAGTCCGCGGTTTTTTAGCTTGATAGATTTTTTCGAATGCTGCATTCGCATTAAAACCTTTCTTTGTCAATTCATCACTAGATAACATTACGTTTGATAAAACGCTTGCTTTAGGTTTGTATTCATCAATACTAAGATTCGGATCATTAGAAAAAGTATAAAGAACAATTTCATTCAGTTGGTTTCTGCCACCCAACACTCCGTTGCATTTTGCAAGTTTTAAATCTATTTTTTTAACAAGTTCATCACGAATTAACTCAGCACTATTTTTCAAATCATAAAATAATCCGCCTGAAAACTTACTAAAAACAGCTTCCGCAACCCCTACGTCACCAGTAAGAGCGATAAATTGTTTATCATTTATTCCCCTTACTTTAATGAAATTTTCACTTATTATTTCTTTTGTTTCTGGCTTACTTTGCCTTCCGTCAGCCACCACTGTAACAAAATTCTCCATAGCAACCGCTGAAATAAAACTCATATTATCATCTCCTTTTACTTTAATCATAAACCAGGGGAAGAAATATATGTAATAACTTTCTGCTCTCAAAACCACACCAAACTCCGCCCTCTATTTGCATTTCGCGCATTCTCCAATTGGCTGTTTGATGCAGTTTTCAAAGCAAAATAAAACCCCTCGAATCCGCTCAAGGGGTCTTGCATTCGTCTATTATTCTATTGTAGTAAAAATGTCGAGTTAGCTCACTTCTAGCAACCGTGGTAGAGCTACACCACGTTATTATTGTAATCGAATTGTTTTCGTGCATTTCCGTGCACGTTTAGTAAGTTTGACTGAATTATGGAAAGTGGACGAAGTTCACATAAAAACCACTCCTTATTCCGATTTTTAGCCTTTTATATTAATTAAGATACCTAATCTCTTAAAAAATATGGGCCGGCCATGTATGTCTTGCTCCGAACAAATTTGCTCGGCGCGGGTCGGTCGTCGGTCTGTCTTTCCCTAATATTTAGGATTATATAAATACCAAGGGAGGAAACCTTTACCGCACCGACCTCCCTCACAGTATACAATTTTCCAATCATTCTCACGAAACATCAGACATTTCGGACATAACGGACATTTCGGACATTCTTTTTGCTATGTCACTGATAATTCTTCGTACATGACGTTCTGTAATCCCTTCTAGTTCAGCAATATGTTTCGTTTTCATACCTGATAGTCTCCAATGCAAAATGGTAATATCTCTTTCTCTCTTTAGATGAGTAGAAAATTCGTCAATGAAATCGATTTTACTATTGTACTCTTTCACTAGTCGTTCTGGTAGGATGCTTTTGTTCTTAAATGCTTGCTTTGGTGTCGGATCGCTGATTTTATACTTACCTCTTGGCATTCCGATGTTATCGTAATCAGCGACCATGATATCATTTGCGTACGGACTTTCAATATCAAATCCCAAAGCTTTTTTCATATGACTGTACCGATCAATAATCTCCAATACCTCTGTTGCGTTATAAATTTTTTGCCCTTGTTTGCCCATTAGGTTTGCCCTCCTAAGTTGTGTTATACTTCTTTTACTAGATTGTCTTAAAAGGGCATGAACCAATTCGAGCTGTAGCGTGTGATGACGCTGCGGCTTTTTCTTTTCCTCAAATTGTTCAGCAGTTTCTCATTCTTATTTTAAAACCCTCTATCTCTTTACTTAGTTCAACTGCCTGATCTTCAAGTTGCTTTAATTTTTCATGTGGACTTCTTAAAGTCCAATTTACTGCATCCCATATAAATCTTCCGTTTAAATGTTCATTCTTCAATTCCTGTGGAGAAAACCACAAATGCTGGTAAGTGGAATAAAACCATAATCTTTCTTTTTCAGCCTTTTTAAATAATGGGTCAAGGCCTTCTAGGATTTCTCTATTATTTTCACTCATTTAACAATCTCCCTCCTATACAATCTTTCATATTGTTCAGTAACTTCGACAGAATGTTGATTAACTTTTCAATTCATCTTGCCATTGTCTTATATGGTCAATTGTTTCTTGCCATCCATCTCGACATTCTTTCAAATAAAGCATAGATTCAACAACTTTATCTTTATCAGGTAATGAACAACCATCAGCGGTCATAATACTTATTTTATTGTCTAAATCATCGAAATCTCGTTGACATTCATCACGCTTTTTATACGCCTCTTGCATAGCTAATTGCAAGATTATCTGACGTTCATTTATAATTTTGAAATCCAAATTTACCAACTCCCTTGATGAACAATATTTATCAATTAAAGATTAGACATATCATCTTTTAACCACTCTTCATTTTTTCCATCATCGTAACCATAGTCCGTTACAGTTCCTTCTGTGCCTTCTGGACACCATTTATCGCATGTGTCATCTACTTTAACTGTATTGTTGTATTCACCTGTTACAAAGCAACCAAAAGCAAAATGGCCGCAAGTCCAGCAAACTTTTTCACACATAATATTTACACCACCCCTGCACATTTTCTTTCAACTAATTAATAAACGCTGTCGTTACTCATTGCATTCAAGTTTTTCTTTGAGGTTGTTTGTAACCTTGCCTCTACTCTACCTTTAGCATTTAAAAAAGACTCATAACCTAAAATGATTTTCGTGCCAATCACATAGTCAATCTGCTTTTCTGGAAAATCATTTGTTGCCTTATTTAAAACTTCTTGTAACTGTTCAGCGCTCATCCCTTCCGTTTCGATAACTTGATAATGTCTAAATGAATTTTTCATAATGGTTTCAGCCTCCTACGCAATATCTTTCAAATACATGTATAAAAGCATCTTGGCTTGTAAATAGTGGTTGTATAACTGCTAAGGAAACTTCCAATTGTACACTCGATTTTGAAAACCCGTTTTGATCCCTAGCAGTTATTTCAATCCCTTGTATCGATTCTCTACTTTTCTCCCCATTCAATCGTCACCTCTGCCCTTGGATTATCCGAATACCACTTGCGAACAAACAACTCCGTCACTTGGCTATCGTCATGCCATATAACCTTGCTAAGACCGTCTTTTATGCCCTTTGCTAAGTTATCGACATCTGGTTTAGTTGTAGGTCTTAACTCGCCATCTACGGCTTGCTGATGCTTCTTTTTGCTAAATGATTTAGGAATCTTTCGAAACACATCAATTCTTAATCTTACTTCCTCGGTAATAAGCGTATCTGGCGCTACTTGTGAGGCTACCAATCTCACGAATGATTTATAGTCTTTGGATTCTTTTGGATCACGTACAGACACGTTATTTCCATAGCGACTAAACTTCGGTCGTTGTTGTGCCTGCACATCACCTGGTATTTCAATTTTGAGTACGTTCATGTTTGCCCTCCTTATTCACATAACCCATACATGCTTGAACATGCTGGTAGTTCTTCTGTTAGCTTTAATAAATCGTACTGTTTACCACCTAATGCCGTTTTTGACCATTCAACTATTTCTTCCATGCCATGCCCTCTGTCGTCACTTGTAAAGAAGGTAGCTGATCCACGCTTTGAAGCCATCGAAACAATTCGCTCCCATTCTATAATTCTTTCTACTTCCTCTGGAAATCGTCTTTGAATCTCAAATAACTCTTCTTTTCGTGAATTAATGCAAGGCATACAACCTACACGGCCCATCCCTAATTTATAAAGTGGATTAGGTTCAATTCCGAACTTGTCATGCTGCTTAAATACATCGTACACATCCCAATTTAGCAATGGCCTATAGATTGTGTAGCCTTCTGGTGTTTCTTCTATTTCCGACATTTTCGCACGTCTACGGCTTTCCTGTGCTCGTATACCTTGCCAACTAATGACTTTGTCACCAGCATCGAAAATCGACATATAGATTTGGTCAAAGATTGGTATTACTTTTAATTCTTTCGTGCAAAACTGTGATTGTGATGCTGGAAAACGCCCTTTCCACATACATAAATCTAAGTACGGTATCCCTGTTGGTTTAAGGATTTCTAAAGCATTTTGAATAATCGTTTCTGAAATTCCTTCTTCACGCCACCTAGTATTCACATACTCACGTTTACGTTCGATTTGCTTAGAAAAATCTGCCCTAACTCTTGTGATCGGCCCTAATTCTTTTTCTAAATAATCAACATATTTATAAGTCTCTGGATGCTCATTGCCAACATCAGCAAAGACTACTTTTAAATTTGGTGTATCTCTTTCTATTGCGTGCAACCAAAGAGCTGTGCTGTCTTTGCCACCGCTGATTGAAATTACATTTATGTCTTTCATCGTTCCACATCCTTATTAGCACTCTCATTAGTCTGCTGATAGGACAACCTAATTCCGTTCTACCAGCAGTGTGTATTTTATTTACAATTCAAAAATTCTCTTAATTGCGCCTGTGACTTACCTGTTGGCACTGCGACTTCAACAGCCATTTTAATTAGTTCAGTAAGTCCTTCTAAGCGTTCTTTTTCAAAACCTACTAAGTGAACTTGTCCATTAATTTCAAATAAAATAGATATCTGAGCATTTATAAGATTTTTATCCATCAATAACCACTCTCCTGACGCTCATGGTTGACCTTGTTCTTTGCGTAGTAAGCTTCTTCTACCTGTTCCCATGTGAAGCCAAGCATTTCACCTAGTCCTTTAAAGATACCTATCACTCTAAGATAATTAGAAAATGCTGCGTCCAAAGCTCCTTTTTGAATATCCTTGTATCGTAAATTGTGTTGGATTTTAAATGCTTCATCCATAAGGCAAATAAATTGATTCGTAATATCTTGATTCGGTACTGTCAAAGCTGTATCACAAGTAGCTGGTGTACACTTGATTTCCAACCCAATACTCAAAATGAAATGCAAGCAGTCAACGTATTCTTCGAGCATCGGATTATGAGTGCCGCGACCGTCACATGTCTTGCACTTTTCTATCCAAACATCGCCATCACCCAAATATTCGTTCCTATATCCATCTGTACAATGACCGCATTCCATCTCACCCCGCGGCTTCCTGTCCTTACTCCATTTCTTAAATCCACGCCATTCATTAGCACATTCACCTAGCTCCACTTGTAACGCTAATAACTTCCAGTCAAGATTGTTCTGCCCTCTTAATTCTGGATGCTCCTGCATGATGTGCTCGTCCAATATTGCCTGTGTTTCAAATAATTTAGTTAAGTTCATAATTTCACACACTCCTTATCTGTTTCGAATTTCATTAGTATTTGATACGGTCGTGAATGATGCGGAAAATGATTAACCGTACTTCCTACTTTCCAACCTCTTTCCTTGTCATCCTCAATCATTCGTTTTAATTCTTGTGATGTCCTAGCCTTGGTGATTTTTCTTAGTGGTACCATGTATATCACCTCGATTTATTTAATTTAGAAGGGAAGATCATCTTCTGAGACCTCAATCGGCCCCTTACTATGAGCAAATGGATCTTCATCCACTCTCGTATAACTTGGCTGGTTATTATTACCGCCGTAATTGCCCTGTGGTGGGTTTTGATACGTTCCACCTGTATTTGTACTAGATTGATAGTTTGGCGTGCTCTGTGAGCTTCCTGCGCTGTTTCTTGGCTCTAAGAATTGGATGCTGTCGGCTACAACGTCAGTAGTGTATACACGCTTGCCATCCTGCCCCTCATAGCTGCCTGTTTGGATTCGCCCTTCCAAACCTATTAAATTTCCTTTTTTCATGAAGTTAGCTAGATTCTCGGCCTGCTTTCGCCAAGCTACACAGCTAATGAAGTCAGCTTCCTGTTCACCGTTCTGTCCTTTGAATGTTCTGTTGACGGCTACTCGGAACTTACAAGAGGCAATGCCTGACGGAGTATAACGAAGCTCCGGATCGGCTGTAAGCCTGCCAACTAGCACCACTCGGTTAATCAAGAGCTTCACCACCTTGCATAATGCTCCAAAGTATACCGTTAATGTTTTCAAGGTCATCAGAATGTTTTGTTAATGAAATGTATTCTCTCAACTGATACATCCCTTTCATCAACCTCTCAACCTCAGCAACAAGCGCTGGCACATCTGTAATCGCATGTTTAATAAATTCTGTATCACCATCATTTAGGCAATCGTATGTTTCATTACCTGTTTGGCAAATGGCATAATCTTGATTAGGATTGAATATATCGATATGCCCTTCTGTTGTTTCTTCACTTTCCCACGGCCCTGGTGTTGCCTTTGCCACACGTTCTTTAATAGCATTCAACTGTTCTTGATTCATCACTCATTCACCTCGCGTTCGTGTTCTGTGACGTAAATGTATGGACGTGTATGAAAGTAATCATTTTCTTTCGGATACTGCACTTCTACTTCTGGATGTCTTGCTATAAACTCTCCAACGTTCAATACATCGCCCATTTCTTCTGTCACTAACGGAATACCGACCATGCTATAACGTGTGTTCCCTGAATAACCATTTCGTTTCAATGTTTCGATATTTTCATGCATTGCATCTAAATTGTTATGAATCACTCTGATAGTTTCTTTTATTTTTGTTTCAAAAATGTGCAACACTTATTCACGTCCTTTCACTGGTAGATCAAACCATTCAGCTACGGCCGGCATTCCGTTTAAGAAATCTTTTTCGAATTGAATATGTGATTTTGAATATTTATCGTAGAAGTAGTTAAATTTTTCTTCTGGCGTTTCTACTAAAATGTAATTTCCTAACAATAAATTCATCAATCCTTCGCCTTCATCGCCATTTTCTAAATTCCATTTACTTAGCGTTTTTATATGTTCATGGCATACCTCATGATCAGCTGTGCTAGACTTAAACACCTCTGTTAAAGTCCATGTTTTTAACAATGATTCTCTTGCGTCTTTAACTTCTCGGCTAACCTTCACTTTTTCAACCATTGCTTACACTCTCCTTTTTACCAAGCATTTCTAAGACCTTTTGTCTTTCAGCCTCAAAATCTATTGTGTTATTTGATGGTTCAGTAGCTGACGTTGGTTCCTCCTCGTTACGATTAGCGAACCACTCAGGTACTACCTCAGTGCGGCCTGTATGATTTTTATAAGAGGATCGATTAGATTGTTGCCTACTAGCTTTCTCCCTCGATTCTTTGGCCTTTAATTGTTCAACGTTCAACACATGTTCTTGTCGCCACTTGGCTAATATGCCCTCTGTATATTGAATTGGCTTTTTAGGCTGTGGTTGTTGAAGTGCTGTTATTTTCATAGCTTCATAAACAAGTGCCGGTTCATTTTCTTTAGCCATGTGTTCTATACATTCACAAATGTAACCAGATGCTCTTTGAATGTTTTCATCAAAGAATCTTGTTAAGAAAATTAATTGTTCCTCAGTGACAGACGACTGACCGACTTCACTGTCTGTTGTTTGTTTTTCTTTTTTATTTTCTTTTTTATTTTCTTTTTCTTTTTCTGTTTGTTTTTCTTTTTGTCCACGTATCGTATTTAAATAATTACGTAACGTATACGTATCGTAAATTTCATTTTTAACAGCTACAGTAATTGAAACATTTGCCTCTGCTCGTTCGTACTCAAACTCTTTCAAAGTATTGATTTTTGCAATGACTGTTTCATAATTGACCGGAATCTCAGGATGCTTTAAATTCCAAAAATCAACTACTTCCTTCAAATCTGTTGTTCCAGATTTCAAATTATTAAATTTGTTATAAGAGACTACTAGATTTGAAATTTCTGAACCCCCACCATTAACTTGCGGATTGATATGATCTAGTTCAATATCTTTCAATTGAAGCTTTAACCCTGTGTAAAAGCATCGCTGGCCGTCACGCAAAATAATGTAATCACGCTTGGTGATGTTGTCCAAATCCTTTGGTTTAGATTGTTTAGATGGCTCAGCATAGTTACTAGCACCATTCAACACATTGATGTACAGTTGCTTCAAACTTTCATGGGATACTGAACTAACAACAAACTCTAATAAAGAAGTATCTTTAACATCCTCTAGTTCACGTCTCACACAGTCCATTATTGGTTTACCTGCTTTTATTAGGTTGTAACGGCCCCAGTTCCGTATTGCAATTTCCCTTGTTTCTTCGTTGTAACGAATCAATTTATGGTGATCCAAGAATCGCTGCATTAACGCATTAATTACTTCTGGCGAATAACCCAGTTCGAACGCCATGTGTTTTTTTGTGATTTGATAAACACCGATTTGCTTCGTGTGTTCATTCGTTAATAGATAAAGGAAAAATAATTTGTCCTCTGGTGTAAATTCTTCAATTACTTTGCCGTCTGTCCATAATGATGTATAAACATATCTAAATTTAGCCATTTGCCCTGACCCCTCCTACTTGCTTTTACGATGCGTTAATCGCTTCATTCGTTTTACTCGTCTACGTTCTTTTTGTAGAGCTTGATTGAAGTGATTCTCCGCATGATTCAACATGCTTTTGATAGCCTTATAATTCAAAGAACGATTATTAGTAACCTTTTGGAAGAAACCTCTTGTTTTGAACTCAGTAGACAATCCGTACGTTTCGATTGACCAACAACCGTTTGTACAATGCTTAGTTTCGTAACCCGTTTCGTGCCACTCTGAATAATCAACAACCTCAGAACCACACACTGTACACGTTTTATCTTTATAGCCCCGCCAAGAATACTGGTCATGAGCTTCCGATTCCCCAAACTCTCTACATAATGCTGAGAATATTGCACGCTTTCGTTCTCTGTATATTCCTGCCACTTATCCTGCCCCCTAATTAAATAATTGCTACTGGCTCCCAACCGTTCAAAATACATGCTTTATTGAATTTATCCGCTGGTATATCGATGTTTATTGGCTCATAAGTCTCCAACCATTTGTCAACATCAAAGCTGATACTTGCATCCTCGCCGAAACGTTCAATCATATATTTTTTATGAGCCGCTGATTCCGCGCGCACATTTTCAACATCTGTTAAATCTGGTCTTGTATGATCATTCCGTACGATGATAAATGCACTTTCGATGTCATCCATTGTCACGTCACCATCTGGGTCGCTCCAATCGATACACTCAATGTCATTTGCTAGATACCGGCCTTCTTTTCCGCGATGTTTTAGTACAATTACTGGAACGGAAGTAAGCACTACGTCCTCGCCGCCGAAGATGTTTTGTTGAAATACTTTCATGTTCAGCCCTCCTTATGTCGAAATATTCAAATTTTTAAGTATAGAATTATTCACAAAGTCCACAGATTTCTTTAATTAAAAATACCTTTTTATGAAGCTAAGACTCCTATTTCCCATGCCAATTTTCTAACTTCTGGCCAATAATGAGCACCTGATCCTTGACCGTTACGGTCCTTACAGAACCACTCATTAATTGTTGTTTTTGAATGTACTGTGTATTCTCGTAATGCTTTCACCCAATAACTTTCTGAACTAGACATTGGTAAAGAGCGTCCATATAAAGTCAACTTTTTAGGGGTCTCATAAACATGATGTCCTCCAAAAGCTCTACTTTCGATTTCTAACAGACCTAAACGACCATTTGACTTTAATTCAAAAGCAAACCATCTCGATGTCCAACCGATTTCATAAAGATACTTGAGCATATCGTTAGCTTTTTCAAGACGACCTGTTTTACCTATACTCTTGGCGTTTTTTAATAGTTCTTTCGTTTTCTGTGGATCAAAATTCAAACGGGCTAATGGCTTGTGGTATCCGGATTTCTCCACTAATTTCCTAACACGATTTTCTTCACAGTCAAGATCAAAAAAATTAAAGGAAGCAATGTTTGTATAGTGAAATTTATTAATTATCACCCACCACATGTTATTGATGTTGTGATAGATTGTTCCTCTTCGAAGTCGTCCTTTGCAATCACGGAAATATTTGACCTGTCCATTTCGTAATTGTTTACCATCTTTATCTTTAGCATTGTAAGATTCAATTTCATATTCAGGTAGTTCCTTGCCTTCTTTGTAATGGCAACTATCTTTTATTGCATACATCACTTTATCAAAAGCGTATTTTAGCACTGGCTTTGCTACATTTGTGTATCCGGCTGCGTCTAATATTTCGCAAATGTATTTTCTTTCAAGAATATACTGGCAACGTATTAAGTACGGCATTCTTTCAAATTTATCGAAATCGTAGTAACCACCACTTGAATTTTTCGTATTAATTTCTTGGTAAAATTCAAAACTAAATCCTACAGGATAGATTTTTGATTTGAATAATAAATCGCCTTTCCTCCCTTCCCAATGAGTATCTGCTAAAATTGGGTAATCTCTTAAAATGTGTTGATCTGTTTGAATCAAGAAACCACGCTCTTTTAACATTTCAAAGATTTGATTTAATAAATCGATTTTTCCACCATGTACACCAATATTCGTACTAGTTGGTGATGAATTATAAGTTTTTTCACTCATTCTATTTCCTCCTACGGAATAAAAATCATCTTGCCTGTTGCCCTTGCTACTGCTTTAAAAATACGCTCCATGTTGCTATTGCCATCCGATAAATGCAGTAAGTGTATTTCTTCGACCTTTGATAAGTCGTTTGCTTTAAAGAACTCTAATAGGTTTTCTAAGCTGAAATGCGATCTCATAACACGTTTTCGCATTGCTGGATGAATACGGCCACTCTCTACGTTGTCATCCAAAGTTTGTTGGTCGTAATTACACTCAATCATGATGTGAGTTAGGCCTGTAAAACGGTATTTCACATAGTAAGTATCTGTTGCAAATAACAGCTTGCCACCGTTGTCTGACTGTAGTAAAAACCCTAGTGGTTCATTTACATCGTGTTGTACATCAAACGGCAATATCGTCCATGTACCAACTCTGAATTGTTTCTTGCTTTCAACCGTTTTAATTCGGTGGTGCTGTAGCTGCAAAGCCTCTTGAGTACCTTTTGACATGTAAACATCTAGCCCTCGATTTAACACCGATTCCACGCCTTTACAGTGGTCTTTGTGCTCATGGGTAACAAGTACACCACCAAGGCTTGAAGTCTCGAAATTAACGCCCTGCTGTATCTGTTTGAAGCTGATACCACACTCTAGGAGTAGAGGGGTGCTACCGTCTGTAATGTGATAGCAATTCCCCTTACTTCCTGTAGCTAGAGTTTTGATTTCAATCATTAGAAACCAGGTCCATCAGTGAACGATGCTTGCTGTTGTTCTACTGGCTTTTTAGTTGCAACTACTACCGTTGCCTCAACTTTTTCAGCAGGTTCGTTAGAAATATCAATTACTTCTGAATTAGCGTTTTGCTCAATTTCTCGCTTCACTTCTTCAATGTCACCCATATCTTTAACCGTTGGCTCAAACTCGTTTTCTGTTGTTCGATTAACAGATTCTATTAATAGATCACTATCATCAGATGTATTAATAAAGGCTTTTGAAGCTCGGTTGATAACTGTACGTTTCGCCATTTCTTGGGGATATTTATTTTGAACATTTTGCGTTTTAGCTGTTGACCATGCTGTTGCAATTTCATCCATTGTCATAACCGTTAAGAATTGATAGCCGTCCTCGCGCTCAATAATACAATAAGCACCTTCGATGTCCTCTTTTTTACCTGTAGCAGCTTTCCAATTTACTTTGTGAGCTTTAAAAGCTAATTGACCACGTTCGTTGTATTCGACCTCGAACTCTTCGCCTTTCCAGATAACATTTGCCCATATATCCTTTACACCATTCAATCTTTTAAGGACTGCTTGAGTACCATGATAAGAACGTAGGAATTGCAATTTGTCACCGTATGGCACGAAATAACCTTGTTTTTTAGCTACAGATAACCCTTGTATTGCCATGTCTTGTAATGCAAAGGCAACTGATTCAGGAGTTACTTTATCAATCAAAGCTTTGCTACTACCGAAATCTACGGCTGTCAGTGTGAAATAAGCTGCTTGTAAGGCATTAACTGCTGAATAGTTATCAGGTAAGTTAATTTGACCTTGTTGTTTCATTTCCTCAATCTTTTTGGCTACTTGCGTAACGAAAGCGTTTTGTTTTTCTTTTGTTGCCACCTGTTGCTGTTGTTGTGCTACTTGATTTGTCATTACTTAACATCCTCCTTTGTCACTTCTAAAAATCGAACTTTTGTTAATTCATTAAGAGCATCTCGTAAATGCAACGCTTGTGAAATTGTTAGACGGAAATTTGGTGTATCTTCATGGAAAGGGAAAGCCATTTCGATTATTGGATACCCATTTAATGAACGTAATACGATGCAATCGTCAGTCGGGATAAATGTCGCAGCGTCAATTTGCACTGTTTTAATAGTCATACTAGATAGCCTCCTCGTTTTTTTCTAATTGAGATTCACCCACAAATACAACTGCGTCATATGGTGCATCTAAAACTACACCATACTCCATACCAGGCTCTCTAAAATCGTTATAGTTGTACACTTTGCCGTTTAAGCGAATATCTTCTGTTAAGCTTGAAACAATTACTTTATCGCCAGTTTTAAATTTACTCACTTAGATAGCCTCCTTTAACTCAATTGGGTCTAGCTCGACACGTAACTGCTTGTCCTTTTCAGAAACCACTAAGCTAATAAGTTGAGTTTCCACATCTATAAACTTGGTTACAGCCTCGGCATTATCCACGAAAATGGGTGCTAGGATGCCATAATGAGCTGATAACGTATTGATGATGTCTAAGCCAACATTAATTTTCGCTGCATTATTAAGGCCAGTGCCGTATGGTACGCCTTTAAATGTCGTTTCACATACTTCGTTTAATCCGCCATTTACTTGTGTATCAAATAGCTTGAATCGTGCGTATTTAAACTTACTGTTAATACGTTCGGTAAGCATGTTTACTTTTGTTCGGATAAATTCATCGATAAGGAATGTTGTTTGTTCAAGCTTTTCGTACTCTTGAGCAAGTTTCACCTGTTGATCTTCAAGCTCAATGATTCGCTCTTTACTCGCTTCGATGTTTGCATGTTGAGATAAAGCATTGTTGCATCCATTACGAATGAACTTTAATTTTTCTATTTCTTCATCGATGTCAGCGACAGCTTCATAAGCATGTTCATTTAACTGCTTAATTTCAGCCTGTAACGCTTCAATTTGTAGAGTGATAGATTTGTATTCATCAGTCACTGTCACATCTGGTACTGATGTTTGAGCTTGTTGCAACTTATCTTGATATTTAGTTAATTCATTCTGTGCTGATTCAAGCTTGTTCTTTGCAGCATCTAATTCCATATTTGCGGTAAATAAATCTTCATTTACTTCGTTGTGACGACGTGCTTTTCGTTCCTTTTCCTGTGCCAACGATCTTCCCTTATCGTTTACGGCTGACAATCTGCGAGCCTTTTCCTCATTAAACTGCGCTTGTGCTTCATTTCGAGCAGCCTCGACCTGTTCTTGAGGTAATTCTTGTTTACAAGTAGGACACTCGCACTTATCCTCATATTCAAACTGAGTATCGTTGTGGTGAGTCCACTCTTTACGCAACTCAACTAGCTGATCTTCTGTACGCTGAATGTCATTGGATAGCTGTTGTAACTCATTTTCTTTCGAGTTTTTATAGTTCTCTTTATGTTTAATTTCAGATTGAATAATTTGTACGTTACCTTGCGCTTCTTGAACACGCACTTGAAGCTTATTAATTTCTTGCATGCTATCAGTTTCAAACGTTCGTTTAAGATCAGTACGTTGCATTTCTAACTTTTGCAACTGGCGCTGTTTATCAAGTACTGATGCACCATTTTTCACACGGATTTTCTGTTGCTGTAGTTCATCCATATCAGCTTCGATTTGTTCAACTTGTTCACGCATTTTTTCAATGTCCACAGTCGTTTCCGGCATCATCTTATTGATTTCGTCAATGCGGACTGGAATCTTTTCGAGTTCGTCATTAATGTGTTTCTTTTGGCTAGTAATGATTTTCTTCATGTCCTCCATTGTCTTTCCGTTAAGAAGGTCATTCAATTTAGCCAGCGACGGATTTGACGCAATGACATCTTCATCCGAAATGTCACCACAAATTTCAATAAGTAAGGCACGACGATCTTGCCATTTCATTTGTTCATTGAAATACGTTGGCGAAGTTAAAAGCTTAAATACTTCTTCATCCACGATTTCAGCAACTTTGGCCGTATAGTCTTTTTTAGACATTGGTACATCATCTACAAAATGTTCAACTATATGCCCTGTAAACTCTGCTACAGCTTGACCACGTTTTTTCGTCCATTTCTCTTTGTAAATTTTCTTTAAAGTAACTTGTACACCATCGATTAAAAATGAACCTTCTACCGTATGCTCTAGATTGTGTCGTTCGGATCCGTCACCGTTTAATGTCTTGATGGCAAAATCCTTTTTGTTATTGCTATCTTTATCGAATAATAGCCATAAGAACGCATCAAACGTTGTAGTTTTACCTGCCTCGTTGTCACCAAAAATCTGTGCATTGCCACCGTCTAATTGAATATCTAATGATTTAATGCCCTTGAAATCACGTAATTTTAAAACTACCAACTCAATTTTCTTCATCTTTTTTGCCCTCCTGTGGTATGATGATGTAAATATTTATTTGTTAAGACCACTGTTCGCGCAGTGGTTTTTTTGATGGCTTAACCATCAATCTACTTACAAAACTGTCATCGCAACTGGGGTCTATTGACTGTCGCTCGCTCTTAAAAGCAGGTCATGGCGTACTGTGCTAGGTTTTATAAATAGATTGCTGATCCCATCAGGCTACAAGCCCGATGGATAGCCGTTACAGTGATAATTGAGACAATTCGTGCTCAAGTAACCACTCTTGGAAACTAAACATTTCCACCTCAACTGCACCTGTTTCTTGCTTATAAAGTTCAAATAATTCCATTGTTAAAACCTCCCTTGTTATGTATGGGCTTTTCCCATCAAGCAGCTTGTAAATTCCAAAGAGGAAACGGCTAACCAACCATTTACAAACTGCTTGACGAGAGCGAGTTTCGACTCGCAAACGTCAGATACTAAATTTCTTTTACTTCAACTTCAATGTCGTTATCTTCATCTGCTTTCAAGATATTTACAGCTGGGAAATGCCAGTTTTCATCCTGTCTAACTTTCCCTTCTAAAGCAATTTCCCCATATCCTTCTATAAAGCCACCATAGTAACTACCGTTGTTGAAACGAGCACGGTATTGAGCAATGTGTTCAGCATGTTTAGCTAAACTCTCAAACTCATGCATGTGTTGATAGAAATTCTCCATCCAACTGTCATCCATCACTGATTCATCTAACTCGATTACATATTTATCTGTTCTTACAACTTCAACCTCAAATTTTCTTTTCATAATTAAGCTCCCTCTGTGCCATAGCACTTTATATTTCAAACGTCTGGTTTTGTGTTATAATGAACTTGTATATGTTGTCGCTGTTTAATCGTTGCATCCGATTAAGCAGCTTTTTTATTGCCATTTAACTTTGCTAGCACATTCTTGTCACAAAAGAAATGTACATATATTAACCTTTGTTTTAATGTCATATGCCTCCACGCTCTAGGCTTGATGCGCAAGTTTCTTCACCACTTTCGCTTTTTTTCCTTGCAAGTTTAGTTCAACCGCAATCGACCGCAATTCCTTTCGTCTACGAAGTTTTTCTAGCTGTTCCAATGAATTATGTAGGTCCTGTTTGCGTTGTTTGGCTATGTCAGTTTCAAGTTTGTGTGCTAGTATTCTGATTTCAGCCGTTAAATCATCAATGCAAGATAATTCACGTTCTATTTGTTCATCTATATTCATTTGATATATCCTTCCTTTTGCAGGTACTGGTAATGGCTATCCCAAACACCTGTGTAACTAATGCTCATGTGATCTGTCATTACAGCTATAAAGTTAGCTAATGCTGTTTGAGCTTCTACAGCTTCTTCAAGTGTGTCCATCATTAGTTGCTTCTCAAATGGATTAATTGCATCTTTCGGTTTTGATAAACTTGTTTTTTTAATTGCGTCAATCGCTTCCTGCAGTTCTTCTATTGTTTTCTCACGTACGCTACACCTATGAAGGTCTACATTTGGGCCATTCAAGTAGATAGGACCTGTACTTGTGTATTCATGTTGTACTGTTAAAGCAAGTTTCGGATTATCGAATCGACTAACCAGCGTTCTACTAATATCTGATGGCACTTTCGCCCGACCATTCTCATATCTAGATAGCCGTTCCCTTCCAACTCCAATATCTAATCCAAGGCTTAATTGTGTTTCGGCGCCCCGCAGTTCCTTGATTAATCCCCCTACTGTATTTTCAGTGACATTCACATTTAACACCCTTTCTATTCAATTAAGGTCACATTTCAGTCTAAAGTTAACTTGGTTGCAACCATCAAGTTTCAGTAATTTGTGTATAATAATGGTTAAGAGGTAGATTTGCCCCTACCTCTTACTAGATTGGTAGTTTGACAGAGGCCATTTGCCCTGGCCTCTCCTAACTTGCTTTTAACTTTTTGATGGTTTGAACTTGATTTGTATTTTGTTCAATCCATTCAAAAACTAAATCCCTTGGATACCTTCCGTGAATATGTTCAAACTTAGGGAAGGTATCCATTTTTGTTAATTTATAAATGGCATTCCGTTCGCATTGGAATATTTCGCATAGATGTTCTTGCTTCAACATGTGAGGGTACTTGTTGATTGAGATGTTTTTCAAAACTTGTTCCATTTCTTCACGAATTATTAGTCGGATTTTTTCGAATATATTAGTGATAAAATTCGGATCAAACATAATAGCCCTCCTTTTAATATGATTTAATCTCTGTTTTCTGCTCGTTTAAGGGATTCACTCGCTTGTTGTAAAATGATGATAATTTCATCTAATTCGTCATAATCAAGACTTAAAGTAATACCTGTGTTTTCTGTGAAGCCATTAGATACATTTCCGTCTACTATATTTATAGAAACTACTGATAAGGCACTATCAACATTTGTATCTGTTTCAATTGCAAATTGATCTGTGAGTAAAGCATTTTTTCTGATTAGTTCTAACATTAGGCTCCCAACCCTTCTACTTTGATTTGATACTTAATAGCCATTTCTTTAACAATCGCTAAGTAGATTTCGGTTAATCTTGCATCTTCTGCAATAACATCGAGCTTTGTTACTTTATCCAGCTTAGATTTAGAAATGCCATTCAAAGCCATTTCTTTTCTTCGGTTACTTAAACGGATATCAAGTTTACAGCGACCACGTTCTTCTAGAATTTGATAACTTTCGTTGCGAACATTTCGATATGCTTCGAATCCGCCGCGCGAAAGAGCTATCTTATTAATAAGATTTGTAACCTTCTTGCGCCATTCAGTAGGGTTAAGTGCAATGATTTCAGCAATATTGTCCTGTTTTGTTTCCAATTGCAGTTGCTTTTCTTCTACTGCATTTAAACGGCGTTCTTGTTCAACGCCTTGTTGTGCCATCATGGCGATTAATTCAGCAGTTGTCGGTTGAGTTAGTTGACGTTCCATTTCATTAAATGCTTGAATGTATTTCAATTTGAATTGCATTGCTTTTTGACCTGTGAAGCCCATAGCGAGTAAAGTGAAGCCGTCTCGATTCATGTAAAACATACGATATTGCTGTTTGTTTTGTGGGTGTTCATAAGTAGATTCGTAGAACATTGGGGCTTCCCCAAAATTGGGGAGACCCCCTAAAATCGTTTCAATATCACGCAATACATGGTCGTGACGCTTTTCGAACGATTCTGCTACCTGTAATGATGTAGTTACAGCTTGTCTGTTTTGAATGATTACTAGATTCATGATAAATCCTCCTATGTTTAAAATTTTCCAATCTGCTAAACTATTGGTAGATTGGAGGTGTATTTAATGAAACTTAATCATGATTTAATACGTGACTTACTTCTTGCAATTGAAGAAATTTCTAATGGTCATGCAAATTTTTATATTGAGACTATTGCTCAAGAACATCTTCCGCAGTATGACTTTGAAGAAGTTGAATATCACAACATGCAACTTGCGCAAGCAGGTTTAATAAAAGTCGCTAATAAAAATAGTCATTATGTGTTAGATCTTACTTGGGATGGTCATCAATATATCGCTTCTATAAGAGAACAATCCATTTGGAACAAAACAAAAACTGTAGTTCAACCATTTGGAGTTGTTACTCTAGATGTCATTAAGGATGTAGCAACGAAATTTATAGCAAAAAGTATAGGTATTGAGTAACTCAAAAGTGTTTTAGTTTATTTTGAAAGGCAGATTTAAACTCCAAATGCGTAAACTGCCCTGCGTCTCTCAATTTTTGAATCATTTGATCTACATTCTCTGTAGTCGTGCTGTTCAAAGCTTTTTGCTCTATATCAGTTAGTATGGCAATCGTCACTTCGCCAGTTGGTAACAAACCAGTTACAACGAAATCGTCGTTGGCGATTGCTTCTATAATCGCGTGTAAATTTAATTTATTCGCATCCACATCTACACCACCTTTCGAGTTATATACAGATTTATCTGGTATAAGAAGAAGTATTACCTATGCAATTTTATTAGAATCGCAATTTGCGATGTCTTTATCAAAAAAAATTTCGTCTAATGTGACACCAAAAATTTCCCTTATTTTTGGTAAGTATTTAGTTGGCAAAATGCGATGTCCATTTTCAATTTGACAGTAATAATTAGGTGAAATACCAATTGATTCAGCCACGAACTTTTGTTGGATACCTCTTGTTTTACGCAATCTTTTAAGGTTATTATGGACAACTAGTTTTTCCTCCATAATTACACCCCCTTTCATTTCGCGATTTGCGATTTGATTAATTACACTTTAACATCGCAAAATGAGATTGTCAAACTTTTTTATCACGTTTTGCGAATATTTATATAAAAAATCGAGAATTGCGATATTATTTATAATAACGATTACTTAGAAAGGTTGTTTTTCATGGGCGAAGATATTTTAGCTAGACGCTTAAGAGCACTGCGAGAAGAGCATGGTTACCTTCAGAAATTTGTTGCTGATAAATTAGGTATTAAAAGTAATACTTTGTCCGGATATGAAAATGGAACAAGATCACCTGACCCATTGATGTTATCTAATTTAGCAGACTTATATAATGTCTCTATAGATTACCTATTAGGGAGAACGGATAATAAAGAAGCTTTACACAAACAAGCTGGTATCTCGGATGATGATTACAACAACCTTAATGCATATCAAAAAGAAGTTATTGATTTTTTTCTAACTAGAGAAAATTTATTCTTTAAAAATCAACCCAAAAACATATTAGACGCATTAGAACAATTTGAAGTTTTCTATGAAGTATTGAAAAAACAACAAGAAAATAAGAAATGATTTTACATTCTTATGTAGCTTTTCCAGACATTTAAAAATTCGCCTTTTCTATGGTGAATTTTTTTGTTAATATCAAAAGAACATATGTTTGCAAAAGAGGGATGTTATGACTTTCGTTTATACTCATTCAGAAGATTACATTAGAGACCTTTATACCAGTATCGGTGTAACTAACCCAGAACATTTAGACATGAAAGTAATTGCGTCGCGACTTGGGTTTACTTTATTCTTATCACCATATGATTCAACTAACATTGGTAATGTAATTTTTATAGATTCTAGATTATCCAAAGAGGAACAGTGGCAAGAATTTGGTCATGAACTAGGTCACGGGACTCTGCATTCTGGTAATCAAGCGAAATCCCCTCCTTTATTTAGAGAGTATCAAGAGTGGAAAGCTAACAATTTCATGTACCACGCATGTATTCCGACATTTATGCTAAATAAAATGATTCTACCTTCAAATAAGGAAAAAGCTATTTTCTTAATACAGAAAACTTTTAATGTCGAATATTGGTTTGCTGAAAAGCGATTAGAACAATATTTTAACAACCATTTAACATCAGTGAGTATAGATATTCAATTGTATATTTAAGTCGATTTAACTTTTATAATGGAGGGGAATTACATGGCTTCTATCCAAAAATATGAATTAAAAGACGGTAAGGAACGGTGGATGTATGTAATTGAAAACGGTACTAATCCCACTACTGGTAAAAGAGAACGAATTGTTAAAAGAGGTTTTTTAAAAGAAAAGGATGCTGTTAAGGCTGCTCGTGCTATGGAATATGAAATAGATAAATGGAATTTAGATTTTAAAAACAAAGCAACCTTTCATGACTTAGGAGAGGAGTGGTTTGAACGCTATACAAAAAGTGGTGTAAAAAATAGCACCATACGCTCAAAAGATTATCATTTAGAAAAGTTATATGAAGGTTTTGGGCATGTTAAGGTTCAAAATATCACACAAGATGTTTATCAAAAGTTTCTGTTTAATCTCCACGAGCAATTATCTTATAACACTTTGACAAATGTTCACGGTACAGCTAAACAGGTATTTAAATATGCTCGTGAAAAGAAAATACTATTAGATGATCCAACTGAATTCACGATTGTTCCTAAGCGAATTAAAACGGTCGAAGAGATTGAAAACGAGGCTATCACCGATACATACTTCGAAAAACATGAATTAAAGGCGTTTTTAGATGTTTGTTATCAGAGTGGTAAAATAGGTGACTATGTTTATTTCAACACGTTAGCATGGACGGGAATGCGTCCAGGAGAGGCATTAGCGTTAAAGTGGTCTGATATAGATTTTGAAGAAGGAACGATCAATATAACAAAGACTCTTTATAATCCAAAGAATAAATTTGATCAATTTGAACTTACTCCTCCTAAAACAGAGGGTTCAATTCGGAAAATAGATATTGAAGAGGAACTCATAGCTTTATTAATAGGGCATCAACTAAATCAAAAAAAGATAAAAACTATTTATGAGAAGAATTATAAAGATTTTGATTTTGTTTTCTCGCGCTTATATGGCGAATATATGGGTTATCCATGGTATTTACGAATTGTGAATAGACACATGAAATTAATTTTGAATAAAATGCCAAATTTCAATAAGCAACTAACACCACATTCATTCCGACACACTCACACTTCTCTTTTAGCAGAGATTGATGTACCGTTAGAATTAATCATGGATCGATTAGGTCACGAAGATGAAGATACAACTAAAAAAATATATCTTCATGTTACTCAAGACAGAAAAAAAGAAGCGTCAGAAAAATTCGGTAAATTGATGAGAGAACTTCAAAAAACATGA